CTCTTTGTCGGGGGATTACAGATTTATAACAACGGCGGCTGGGTATTTGTTGCCAATTCCCTACAGGCCGGTGGCTTGTATTCACGCGGCGATATCTGGAACGCGGGGAGCATTAATTCCGGCAATCAACTGAACTGTCCTAACGCCTGCACCGCTGGTTATCTTCACAGTACCAGTGATGTTAAGGCAAATGGCTGGTTCACCAGTGGCATCGGTAATGGTGGCGCTCAAGTTAGATGTTGGGCGGGTGATTGGGGCGCAATGTCCTTCGCTATCAGCAACCAGTATTTCGAGATCAGCCCAGACCAAGGGCAATCGGGCTTTTACTATGCCCCGGCTGGTAATTGGTCGGATGCACGACTGAAATATAATATTCGAGATACTGAAGTTGATGCTCTAGCTGTCATCTGTGCAACACCTGTCCGTCGATTTGAATGGAACGAACGGGGACGCAAATTGATGCCTAATTCTGGATCGGACGTACTGTGTGGTTTCGTCGCGCAAGAGATTGAGGAAGTAATATCCATTGCAGTAGATGCCGTTCCCCTTCTAGGCGGTGGTATGAAACGTGTCGTTGATGAACATCTCACACCATATCTTTTCCGTGCGATCCAACAGTTGACTAAACGAATTGCAGTGTTGGAGGATCGGCTTGCTTCTACAGGTAATACAACGCTATAATTTGGGTTATTATCACCACACTACAACCTTAGGGGTTCGGCTATGACTGATTATGCAGATGTTCCAACTATAACAACTCTTCATCAGGAAAGTCAAAACATTCAGAATGCTCTGAATCTACTTAATGCTGGCGGTACTATGTCGAATTTCACAGTCGCGCCCCCACCTCCGCCTACTGACGGATCTGGTATACCGTCCAGTACTATGTATATGTCGGTTAATATTTCGGTACCGGGTCCGATCTCACCTGATATGACTCAGGCACTTATTGATACATTAACAACTAGACAGGCTGAAGTAGTATCGGAGTTAGCCGACTTAGGTGTTGGTCCCCCGCCACCACCAATAACTGACCCGCCTGTAAACACGACGGCTCCCGTTGTCACACAGGTCGATACTAATCTTAATTCTACAACAGGTGTTTGGGACAATACACCAACTAGCTATACGTATTCTTGGCTTAGGGAAGATGGAATAATGGTCGGAACTCTATCGACTTATCCTATTGCCTTTGCTGATGTTGATCTCTCGTTTACCTGTACTGTTACAGCAACAAATAATATTGGAACGACACAAGGTCCACCATCAAATAGCGTAGTTGTAGTCAGTCCACCCGCACCCTAGGAGGATGTATAATGGGTTCGCCTATGCCTAGTAGTGGTACACCTGTTCCTGCAACTCAACCGTTTACCATTAGATTGGAAGCGCAACAGTGGAATGCTGTATTGGCTGCGCTTGGTGAAGCACCCTATCGGGTTTCTGCACCATTGATCCAAGCGATTGGTGAACAACTTCAGACCCAGGCGAATCAGGCAGGTACCTCTGCCCCAAATGGGCTTGATGTTGATATTGTGACATCTTCTCCGCCCAACTAATGAGATACCGCAAGCTTGACCAAAACGGCGATATGCAGTTTGGTCATGGGGCTGGTGACTTTTGGAAAGACCAACCGGAAGCGGTTGGTCAATCCATCAAGACTCGGCTGCTCTTGTTTGCTGGCGAGTGGTATCTTGATACTTCTGCGGGAACTCCCTGGGGTGGGTTCCCACTAAACCAGTCTGTTGTTCAGCAAGGTAAGATACTGTCTGAGCATACACAGTTCTCAAGGGATGCGGCAATTCGTGAGAGAATTATTACAACTGATGGAGTGATGACATTAAACAATTATGGAAGCGCGTTTAATGCTAATTCCCGCGCGTTTTCAGTTGGCGCACAAGTAGATACAGTTTATGGTGGTCCTATTTCTGTAATTATCTCTCAAGTATTAGGTGCACCACCGGTTATTCAGTTTGGAGTCCCTCTTGCTCAAGAGAGACGTCCTGTAGCTCCCGTTTATAGATCCTTGCCAAGACCATCAACAAGGGCTAGGTAGAAATGGTTGCTCCCGTTGCAGTAATTGACTCGAATGGTATAACGATACCACTATATACTGATGTGCTTGCTTATCTGCAAGAACAATATCAATTGATTTATGGTAGTGATGTCAATCTGGATCCTGATACTCAAGATGGTCAGTGGATTGCGGTAACCGCATCAGCAATTCATGATGCCAATCAGACTATGGTTGCAGCTTATCTATCCTATAGTCCAACCTTTGCACAAGGTGTAGGTCTATCAAGTATTGTAAAGATTAATGGTATTCGACGTCAGCGTCCCAGTGTTAGCAATGTAATAGTGCAATGTGTTGGTGTTGCAGGTACCGGTATTGGTGGTGGTATTGTAGGTGACCAGTTTAATCTTGGTACTCAGTGGGTTTTACCACCCGAGGTTACTATTCCACCGACTGGCTTAATTGAAGTAACAGCGACTTCTAATGTTGAAGGAGCAGTTACAGCAGATGTGAATACATTAACACACATTCTGACACCAATACCTGGTTGGCAGACAGTTACTAATCCAAGTGCTGCGGTACCTGGTCAACCAATTGAGACTGATGCAGCATTACGCAGAAGACAAACAATCTCGGTAGCAAATCCTTCACAAACAGTGGTTGTTGGTATTCAAGGTGCGATTGAGGAATTAGCAGGTGTCGTCCGGGTTATGGTCTATGAAAATCCAACTGCTGTTACTGACGTAAATGGTACACCACCCTATTCAATGGCTATAGCTGTTGAGGGTGGGGACATTAACGATATTGCCAATGCTATAGCGTTAAGAAAGACACCAGGCAGCCCAACCTATGGTACCACTTCGGTTATGGTCTTTGATAGTCGTGGTATACCTTCGGTGATTAATTTCTTTGAGTTGACTATAGTGCCTGTAACGGTTGGTATTACACTGAATGCCCTTCCTGGATTTACTTCGGTAATTGAAACGGAAATCATTGATAGTGTTATCGCCTATATGAATTCTCTGCCTATTGGTTATGATTCCTATCAGTCTAAACTAGTAGCTGCTTGTCAGGTGACTGAGCCTGATGGATTAACTTATGATGTTACTTCAGTTAGACAATCAAGAGATGGGAACCCTCTTGCTATCCAAGATGTGACAATTTCTTATATTGAAGCGGCAACCGCTGATCCCACTACGGTTACAATAACCGTCAATCCTCAGCTTAGGAGGTAATCATGACTGGACTAACCGATCGCACGGCTCAAGGGCTCCTCGGTCACATCACTGGAAAGTTAGCAATCTTTCCTATACCAACAGTCTTTATTGGTTTATTTACAGCTGTTGGTAGTGATGCGGGGGTCGGGTTTACCGAAGTTGCCGGTGGGGCTTATGCTAGGTCGCCAACTACTGCAGCAACTTGGAATTCGGCAGCCGGGTCAGGACCTAGTGCAATCTCGAATGCGAACCCAATCACTTTTGCCATCTCTACGGCAGACTGGGGGACAGTCACTGCCTTTGGCTTGTATGATGCAGTTACTGCGGGGAATCTACTTGCCTGGGATTACTTTGGTAGCTATACCTGGTTGCCAACACAGATTAGTGCAGCCTCGCCTGCGATCCTGTCGGTATCACGACATGGTTTCCTTACTGGTGACAGTGTTGTCTATTCTGCAGAATATGGCGGGAGTCCCCCGACTTTCCTGCAAGGTAACTTTACAGGACTTCTTGCTGTTACTAACCCACTGACAGATTCTTTCTCTGTCACATCCACAGGTTCGGCAGTCAACACTAATACCTCTGGTAATGGAATGGTTCGTAAGGTTGCTTCGCAGCACATTGGTGTTGGTGTACAACCAACATTCCCATCGGGATCCTTGCTCATCACCTCTGCGTAACTACTGTTTTGTAGGGCGTGGATGATCGATGGATCTCTCTGGTCAGATAACGACCACATGCACAGCCAGGAATGATTATTCTGGCCAGATTCCTAACATAGCGTATACTCTATCTGGTCAAATAACCACTACAATCTCGGCTAGAAATGATTATTATGGTGGTGGTCCTCTTTACATATCCGGTCAGATCACCACAACTACTACAGCTAGTAATCTCTATACTATTGGGCCAGCAAATCTAACAGGTAGGATTGTAACTGCCGCTAAAGCTTGGGGTGGTTTTACTGCTCCTTCTGGTACTGTCTTATCCGGTCGGATCACAACTATTAGTAGTGCTAATAGTTGGATTATTACTGGTCCACTCAATTTAACTGGTCAGATTTCTTCAACCAGTGCAGTTACAGGATACTTCTTTCAAGGATCATTTAATTTAACCGGTCGAATTACATCTACTAATCGTCTTCAAACTAGTGCCTTTATTCTAGGTCAGTTTTCTGGTCGCATTACTTCCACTAGCTCGGCTAGTGGATCACCATTTGTAATGGGTAGTCTTTCTGGTACAATAACCTCTACCACTACAACGAGTTCCTGGGCTAGGTTTGGTTTCCCCTTATCTGGTCAGATTACTTCTATTAGTTCAGCCTCTACTCAATTCCAACCTACGGTTCTATTATACGGTACGATTAGTACGAGCGTTTCGACACTTGCTTCTTGGCCACCTTTTGTTACTTTATCTGGTCAGATTACTTCGACCTCATCCGTTCGAACGGATGGCGTATTCCCAGTAATAGCATTTGTTGCTGGTACAATTACTACAACTGTATCAGCAGGACTATGGGGTAATTTTCCGGAGTTTCTATCTGGTGTAATACTTTCGACAAGCTCAGCTTATGCAGAGACCGTACTTGATACTTATGTATCCGGTCAGATCACCACTATTGCTACAGCTCAAAGCATTCCACCACAACCGATAATAAATTTGATTGGTGGTAAGATCACCACCACAGTTACTGCCTCGTTTGGTGATCAGGTTGGGGCTGAGTTAGTACCACCACGTCCGCCTTATCCTGCTCCTTTCCCAACACAACCCGTAGAACATTATCTAGAATATATAACTTCTGAGCATAATCAGAAGCCAAAATACATGGATACTATTGCCATAAGCGTTGATACTTGGGTTCAGGATCAGTTAATATCGGCAGGATTACCAGGGTTATTTGATATTGATTACGCTGTTGGGGAGCAACTGGACTTTGTTGGGCAGTGGATTGGTAAGACTCGATGGATTCAAGTACCTAATGCCTTCTTTAGTTGGGACGAGGAAGGACTAGGTTGGAACCAAGCGAATTGGAAAGGCCCAGCAGATTCTGATGATCATCTTCAGCGTCTTGATGACTATCATTATCGTATACTGCTATTTGCGGCTATAGCTGCCAATCACTGGGATGGTTCTGTACCATCAGCTTATGCTGCCTGGGATGCGTTGTTTCTCTATAGTGGTGTAACAGTGGTTATTCAAGACTACGGTAATATGTCTATGATGTATGGGGT